TTATTTGTTTTTACATTGAAATAAATACTCTTGATAAATAGTTTTTAAATCTATATCTTTCTTGTCTACTTTTCTACAAAAAGCTTTTAACTTTTTTATTTCAAGCAACTCTGCGAACAACTTTTCAACAGCGTTCTTCTTTCCCTCAATATAGCAGATGTATCTAAAATCATTAAAGCTATATTTTCTCATGACATAATCTCACAACTAATAATATCTTCTATATTAATGTCAATTATTCGTTCGTCAAAGCGTTCAAGCTGTACAATATGTTTTTCGTTATCAATGTGGACAGGCACGACATACTTGTATCGCATGTGATGATTGTTCTTTAAAAACAGTACTTCTATCGACCAGTTACGCTTAAGTGCATCTGCTAATACTATTGAATGTTCTAAAATATCATCAAATAAGTTATACATTTACTTCACCTCTTGCTAACATTATACGAACAAATGTTCTCTAAAGCAAGCGGTAAATAGGATTAAAATAAAATAATGTTTGACTTTTTATAATACATGTATTATAATATAAGTATAGAAAGGAGTTGAGACAGTGAAAGATGTGTTGGAGGAAATAAAAACAGTCCTCGAAATTATCACTCTTGCAGTAGCGCTGATAACATTACGCAAGAAAGATAAAAACAAGGACAAGTAAATTCAGAGGGGTGAAATTCCCCTCCCTCTATTAAATTATAACATGCCTTTCACAAATTATGAATAAATATATCTGGATTATATTAATTGTTATCTGTGTTAACGGACTCGCTAGTTACTTTCAGAACACAGCATTAACTATCATTGCTATACTGACTACATTAGCTTGTTTAGTGTATTTAATAAAAAATAGGAAGTGATTAATTATGACGAAAAAAACGACCTCTGATGCGCAGTTGAAAGCAAACAAGGCATGGCAAGAAAAAAACAAAGAACATGCAAATTATTTAAAAAGCCGTTCAGCTGCGCGATCTTTTATTAAGAAAAAAGCCACTTTAGAAGACTTGGAAGAACTAGAAATTGCAATAAAGCAAAGAAAAACGAATTGATATAACAAATGCGCTAAGCTTATGTTTAGCGTGTTTTTTTGCATAAAAAAAGCCCTAACGTGTAGTTAGGGTGTGTTAAAATTATATAGTTCTTTCAGTTTACACTTCAATTCATGTTTGTTATAATTGAAGTGTAAAAGATAACTTGTGATGGATAAAGCTGGGTTCCCGAATGGGAGTAAGATAATTTATTATCGAGAATTCCTTTGCTCCAGAGGTTATCTTTATTTTTTTGTCTTCTTTTTTAAATGTTCAATAGTTTTTTGAGGATTCTTTTTTATCTCTGTTAAGATAAAATCTATGATTGCTCTCGAATATGTATACTGTGAGTGCTCCCCTATAACATGACGATAAGAATATCTCTCTTGCGCCTTTAAAGAATAGAACTTCAAAAAAAGCTGAAAATCAGCAGTATTAAAGTTACTTCTAATTTCCTTAGTAAATACTGAAAAATGTTCAAAGTCAATTTTTTCTCTGCTCAATATTTTATTTATCTCTTTTACACAATTTTTTTGTGTATAAGGATGTGTTTTATTAGGGTCTTTTTGTTCCTTTATTATTTTAACAGGAATTTCTCCCTCTTTTGCTATTCTCACTGTGCTATCTGCATCGTTAATTTTCTTGGTTATATAAAAATTATGTTGAATGTCTATGGAAAAAGCTGGATTATTCTCTAGCTCTATTTTCTCTATCGCTTTTTTCGTTGTTAAGATTTTATCAGCTGTTTCTTTTGAATATTTAGACCTTATAATAGCTGGGTCTAAGTCATCTTCTTTTATTACTAGAGATAAAAAACTTTGAGTAATATACTCTGTTACATCAATATTATGAAACATACTCATTTTCTCTATGTAATTAAAAACACATGATTGAAATAAAGGTGCATATATTACTTCATAATCTTCAGTAATAAAATGAGTACTCACGTTCCTTAACTCGACTATTTTTTCTAGATTCAAACGTAATGGATCATGTTTATTTGTAAATATCTCCTTAATGCTATATTCTAAAGAAACAGTTCTAGACGGGTTATCCTTGAAGTATATACTATTTTCACCTTTATCGTTTATTAATTTAGCTTTTAACATAAGCTCCCATGAGTTGCAAATAAAAAAACTAAAACCTTCTACCCTATATCTTATTGTAGGTTTGTTATATATTTCCAAGCCTAACAAAAATGCTTCAATACTTTTCTTTACTAACATATCATATGTGCTATTCATTTAAGTACCTTCTCCGCTTTTTTACTATAATAATATCATAGCGAATGATTGAGTACAATAAACACATTACAAAAACAACCCCCGCAAAAGCGAGGGCATCAAACTAGATTTTCTTAACAAACTTCTTGTTTGCAGTTAGAAAATAACCGCTTTTTGTTTTTAAGCGAGGTGTTCCACCCTTTGTTTTCGCCATTCCGGCGATAGTGAAAATAGTCCCCGGAGGATATGTCCCGCCTGTTTTATGACTTGCTGTAAAGTCTACGGAATTGTATAAGTCGCACTGTACCAACGTTTTGATTTTTTTAGGATTTTCTGTGTAGTATGTGTTTTTATTTGAACTTGCTGGTGTGTGTGGTTTTCCTGCTTTTAATTTCGCTAATAATGTTGTATTCTGTGATGCAGTACCTTTGTAGCCTTTAATTCCGTATTTGGCTGCTAATTTAGCACGATTAGAGAAACTAGAATCCATTTTTTTGCTAACCATATAATCAACTAATCCCAAACTGTTTGTGTTTGCGCTTGGTTTAGAAGAATTACTAGTACTAGCTCCTTTTCCAAAAGTATCAGTTCCATAACCTTTATAATTAAATTGAAGGTGCGGATTGTCTACAAATCCAGACCAATCACCACCCCATTCAAATCCAAGGGACTTCGCTTTTGCCACGAATTTTTTGCCTTTGTCTGAACGATAAGCACCCCAATCAACAGTTTTACCTTTCGCCATGACGAAGTCCAGCGCTTGCCCTACTAAATGATAAGAGCGCATTGTTTGACTCGCTCCGTTCGCGACATTAGCGGATTGTTGCTCTTTTGTCCTAATCGTTTCGTAGATTAATACTTCAATGCCGCTATTTTCCGCCCAGTCGAGAAGTTTTCTCGCCGCCGCTTTTGTGTTATCCGCTAATTTATTTACATTTGCTAAACTTCTACTATAATAATAACTTGTCATTATTTATCATCCTTTCGTGGTTCTGTATATTCTTGCGCTTGAGCGCTGTCCTTGCTACCCGCAGTCGTAGGGTCAATAATTAAACCCCATGCCGCAAATACACCAGTAATAACTGTAATCAGTTGTTTTAACAACTCGTTATAATCCCATGTCACGTTAAAAACAAGCAACACAGCTTGAATAATAAAGAAAACCGCTGCTATCATCGCAATCACCCATGTTTTGTTTTTGAATCGTACTTTCCAGTTAATTTTCATTATTTTTCCTCCTTCTCAGTTTTCGCTATATACTTCCAAATTGCTTTATCCTCCCGCTTCAATAAAGCGATTTCTTTATCATGATCGTTTTGCTTCTCTCTTAAGCTGATGCGGTCTTTTTTGCTTTCTGACATTTCTTCTCTCAGACTATTTAATGTAATGTCAAGCGAATCAATCATGTTTCTCAAAGGTGCGACTAGCGCCCACCTAATCACAAAACCCACAATAGCGGCTATTAGGCTGATTAACGCTATTAACTCGCCTACGCTCATCCCTGCTATTGATATACTCCCCAGTGCCAATTTTCATCATCCCATCTGTTTTTGACATAAAAAAAGCCTATTCGGCTTCAATCTAAAATATAAAATAATTGATTTAACGCGAAATACGTAATACTTGTATCCGCAGGTATAAATCCCATCGCGTTACTAGATGATGCATGCACTCGGCCGCCGCTTGACTTGTTTGTCGGTGCATAAGCCATCGCTGTTTTTGTTGTTTGAACTTCAAAAGGAACAGACGCAAAAGCGTTATTTGTAGAGGTCCATGCGGTTGATTTTTGTACTTGTCCTCTGAAAAAGGCGATTCTAATACCGAAGATGCAAATAATTCTAAATTGAGGAGTATTCCCTTCCGCTGTTGAATATCCAGAGTTTAATATTAAATCTTGCCATGGTGTTGTATAAAACGAATCTGCATCAATAGAAAGCTTAATGTTTCCACTCTCATTAAACTGTAGAGATTTCCCGGTCAAAATAGAGCTTCCTAAACTACTCTCTCCATTTGCATCAATTAGTTTTTGAGCTACTTTATATCCTCCCAACGTGCTTGTGATGCTCTCTAAAACTGTTGAGCCGATACCTGTAGGCAAATAGGAAGTTGAATTGAACCCGTCATCGTTCATTTTCACAACACCTGTGTATAGGTTATCATCACTATCTTTGTAATTTATATTATGAATAAATTCAGTACCTGTGATACTTCCGCTTTTGACGTCTCCGAGTTCTGCCGTAATAGCTGAAAGTTTGCCTATCCTTAGAGCATTATAATCCAAGGGCAACTCTTCCCAACTTTCTCCATTGAAAGAGAAAACACCGATTATCGTTTTAGTGATTTCATCTATTTTAAACCAAGTGTCTCCTTTTAGTGGCTTACTTGGCTGTGCTTTATCAAAAACTGGTTTATGATTAGTACTTGATTCTACTAATGCGTTATTAGCAGTCGTTATCGCTTCATCTATTTTTTGACTAGTTTCCGGGTCAGCCTCTTTGATATTCAATGTTTGACTGACCCATTTTTCTCCATCCCATCTTCGTAGCACATTGGGTGAGGCACTACTATCCATCCACAATAAGTCGGTGGTTGGGTTTAACGGCGCTTCACCAGCTACTATTGCATCATTAATATCCGTTAGTGTTATTTCTGCAGCTGCTCTAATTGTCATCATCCATCATCCTTTCTTCGGGCATAACATAAATTCGGTTATATCTTTTACCTCCATCACCTTGCCCTAAATTTAATTGCATCATTCTCTTTCCATTTGCATCAAGAAATGGATAAGCCCCTTCGCACTCATTAGTTGAGCCTTGTGCAGGATAGTATTTTTGTTGAAAAACATGATGATAAACTAAACTATTGCTTACCATATTCCAGCACCAAAGTTGGTTTTTATCAGTGCCTGTAAAACTCCCTCCTGCTGACAAATACGCATATGGAAACATTACATGCATTCCTTGCAATGTATATAAAGTAGTTGTAAATCCGCAATCTTTTGTCCGAAATGTATACAGAGGGGCTATTCTCCCGGCAAATAAATCAGACTTTTTACAAACATTAATTGTTAAATTTGAAACGCCTGGACTCATAACTACGTATTCGCTTGTTTGGTCGTATGTCACGCGGAATCCGTCAGGTGCTTCAAGTTTAAATGCCATTGAGTCGTCATAAAACTGTTCTTTGAAAGGGACATATTTAAACATTGCTATCGCCTTCTCTGCCTGTGGCAATGGTGTTACATAATAAGACCAGATATGTGCTTCACCGGACGAAGTGTCCACACCAAACATTGTTCCATGTCCTCCACCGAGAACCCACATCATATCGACAAAAGTACCATCGAGTGTAGTTCTATAAATGTTATAAGATTGTTGCCCACCGACTTTACTTTTTTTACTTCCGTAATATTCTTGTGACCAGTAAATATAGCCATTTTGCACATCTATTTGCGCACATTGCATAACCGATAAATTCACTTCTACCCCCGCGGGAAATTCACGTGGCAGTTCTGCAAACAGGTAACCTTGCCCTTCATTAATCATAAGAATACTAGCTTCACTTCCTTGATTAACCGAGCATCTAATAGTTGCATTGATAAAAACGTCTTCTCCAGAGATATTAACAACATTACCAGCTCCTGCATGTTCATTTTCCCAAGCTAAATCATGTGTACCGTCATTGTTTATTTTCTCCCAGATAAAATCGCCACGTTCTATGTTGGTCGTAATATTTAGTTTCCCATCATATACTCTTGCAATGAGTTGTGTTGTTCCAGCATTATTTTTAAAAGTAGAACCATTTGTACTAAACAGTTCTACTTTCCACGTCTTCGTTTCTTCTATTTGTTTTTTAGCTTCTTCAATTTGCGCTTGAAGTTCCCAAATAGCCAGTGGTGTGACGTTTTCCAATTCGATATAATCACCAAGAACAACCTTGTTTTTAGACGGATCACTAAAAGAAGTTGTCTTTTCTATGATTCTTGCAGATAAAGTTATATCCATGTCCAAGTCGACTACTCTTACTGTGTCTCCAAGTGTGACTTGGTGTGGCTCATAGCCTAACATCTCTGCTAGTAATATCACGTCTACCTCATATGTGGATAAAGGATGTTTAACTTTTTCAAGCTCTAGTAGCGCCCAATCTTTTAAAGCTTGCGCGTTTGTTATTGTATCTTTTGTTATGACCCCTTTTAAATATTCTCTGCCATCGTTGTACAGCCAGTTCGCTTCATCATCATAAATATAATTTAAACCATTATTCACTGATTTAATTGTTAAACTATCTTTACCAAGCGGGATAAGAGCAGTGTACATCGTTTTATCAGTTGTGATTCGTTTAAGACCTTGAATGTCTCTTGCGTACTCAAATCGTTTCGCAGTATTGTTGCCTCGCTCTTCAACTAAATCAAATTTATAATTAATGATTTGACCGCCAAAGCTCTCCACGTAAGCATCAATTTCTGCTTTATATTCTGCAATAACTTGTTGTAATCCAGCTTGAGCCGTTATATTGTCTGCAAATTCAATAGTACGTATTTGTCCAACAAATTCTCTCTTACCAATTGACCATCCTGTCTGTTGCAAAATATATTCAAGCGCCATATCAGCTCTTATATCAGTCAGTAATTTATTGGATATAATAGTTGCATTTAAATCATAAATAAATGCATTTTCTGCTGTTGCTTTGATGTATCGTCCTTGCATATTTAACCCGTTTTCAGATTCATAAATACGAAATAATCGTAACTTAGCTTGTTCGTCTTCAAACAAAATATAATTACCTTCGTGAATATGTTCAGCCATTTCATGTTCTGCGGGGATGGTAACAGTGTATGTGTCATCAAAGTTTTCAAGCTTCTCATTTCTCTCATCATCCCAAAAAGGACACGAAAAAGGCATGTCATTAGATAACACGCCTACAGTTGTTCTTTGTCTATTTAGAATTGTTAACATTCTATACCTCTCCTAATATGTCGTCGGTCTGTATTCTATGGACCACTCCGCTCCTTCGCTGAAAGCCACTGGAGTTTGATAGCCACCAAAAAACGAAGGAAATGAACTTCCAATTGCTAAATTTTCCATGAACACTGAACCGTTTTTCATTATGACCCCAGCTTCACAATCAATCATAATCTCATCACCTTTATGGATAATAACCTCTGGATTATTTTTAACATCTGCTTCTGGATTAACTTTTTGTACAACCAAGTCGCAAAAAACAACATCATTGTCTTTGTAAGTTTGATTATTAAAATCTTCTGGAATATCCATTTTGGCCATGTAAATTCCGATGCCTGCTAACTTAGTAGCAAATTTGTTATTTGAGTCTTTCCATTTGTAGGTTCGTTTCCAAGCTTGACTACCTTTGTCGTTCAATTTAACTATTTCCGCAATAAACAACTGTCCACGCTTTTCAATAGATAGATTAAAGTACGCATCTGAAAATTCATTATAGTTATTTCCGACTTCATACGTCGTGTTTATTGTTTTCCAAACTTGCTTAGTCTTTGTTTTACCTTTTTCTGTATACTTCACTGTTTGTTGTACTTTTTTTGAATAAACCACTTTCGTATTCTTTTTCTTAACTACTTTCCCCTCAGTTGCAGCAAAAAGGTATCTATCTTTCGTTGTTCTCCCAATCTCTAGTCCCAAATTCATAGCTCGCCCGTTTTGGGCATCTTTAATCATAAATTTACCCATGCGTTTGCTATCTTTGTCTAACAAATACAATTCTATTTTTGTTCTAGCGCGCGGGTATTTTTGAGTAATATTTGCCAATCGAGCGGTGACTTTCCAATTGTCTAATTCTGACGTCAACATTCGTTTCATTACAGGACCTCTCCATGATTTGTATGGTGAGGTTTCTGTTTTTTCACCATACGAATTTACACGAATGGTGTTTATAGTTTGTTTAAATGAACTTGTTTTCGCAGGCTTACCATTTTCTAGCTCCCAAGTAATATTACTTTGCCCAATACCATCCCACAAAGTCATGTCATTTGCTCTATCGGACAACACGTTCTCATACATTTTCACAGCTGTTTGTCCTGTATCGGGGTCAATATCAGCCCCTAGAAATATATAATCATCATCTGTTGCAAATGATAGACTAGTTAAATCGTCGGTTGCTATCGCATGAATAATTGGACTTGTTGATTGTGAACCCGCCACCTCGATTATAGCCGGGCTTTCTGGTAAACTAATTTCTTGTTGTTCTCCATACCCACGTGGATCACTACATATAAATGTAATGGTTGTTGTATAATTATCTGTCTGTAATTCTGTTAACTCTGCCATTTGGGCAAAATGACCGTAATAAATCCATTCTGGTTCATCATCAAAGATTATTTCGCTTTCAAAACTATTAGTTTGGATGATTAAGTTATTAAGATCGTGTGCTATTTCTACTCGTTCAGTTTCCGATTTCCCCATAAGCGTAATATTAATGTCAAAGCTTCTAGTACCGACGGAATTCCCAAAAAAGTACCCACCAATTTTGGCAGGTACTTCTTGCATATTCTCAGAGATATTGATTGCATTTCTTTTAATACTATTAACAACTGCTGGAATGTCGTTACTATGAATTCCGGCATACGTAAATCCTATTTTTGCCACGTTGTTCTAACCCCCTGTACTCGGTCTTTACGACTTATACGATTGTTCTGCGTTTTTGTAACAGTCGGTTCTACCAACTTCCCAACTTTATCGACATCCAGATGCACATCGCTATTTTTTTGAAGTAGTTGCATTAAAATCTGGTTCTGTTGTTGAAGCAGTAATACCATTTCAGAGTTGTCAGGACTATTGACAACAACACTTCCTCCATCGTTTATTCCAATGATTTCTTTTGTTTTTTTAATTAATTGAACTGCTCGGTTTTTTCGAGTAAGGGGAATGACGACCTCTGGCTTATTGTTCTCAGCAACTTCTATCATTTCATTTTTGTTTACAAAACCACCATTAGCAAATCGACGATGCCCTCGTGGTCCCCAACCTCGTTTACCATAAGGTAAATCGTTTCTCCATGACGAGTTGTTGAAGAATGCCAGTAACTGGTCATAACCAGAAAATATATTGTTATGCCCTTTCATTCTATATGCATTGAATGTCTGTGGGATATATTGAAGCAATCCTTTGGCTGGATTACCTGATAGTGTATTAACATCCACAACAGCAGATGACTGAGTAATCTTTTCATTCCCGCCAGATTCACGATGAATTTGTGCAATGATACCTTTTAATTCTCCTCCGGATAAATCCACTTTCATTGCAAGAGCAGCCTTTTTAATTACACTAGACCAAGCAGAAGCACCTTTCCCAGCCGGTCCTGCCACTGGCGCCGTTTCTTTAAATCCAGATAGCATTTTTTCCAGAGGTGAACCGATACTATTTTTCAAATAGCTCATTACATCAGAACCTAAATTACCATCGTTACCCATTTTAACGCCAACAGACAAGCCACCAAAAAGTTTATTTAAATTTTTGATAGGATGCGCTGCCCAGTCAAAAGCTTTTTTAGAAAAATCAACTACTTTTCCAGCTACAGCTTTTGTCCCATTCCAAGCATCACTTAAGAAATCATTGATTGTTGAATTGCCACTTGCAAATCCAGGTAATGTTTTACCAAGTCCACCTTGCATGACTTTTTTCGAATCTGCATGGTTCAAAATTTTTGTGCCTGGCGCAACATGCGTTATCTCTGCACCATTTGCACCTAAAATCTGAGCTTGTGCTTTGCGTTTATTATATGCAATCTCAAATCCTTCTTCACCAGCCATAATTTTTCCGGACGCATTATTAGAACCCTTGTAATCCATCGCTAACTGACTGCCGTACGAAGTTCTTTTACTAGTATTTATTTTTTTTGTGTCATCATTATAACCTTTTGGTTTCCATTCGGGTATCGTAGGTAAACTAAAAAACTTTAATACTTTATTTACTCCACCGGTGACAGAGTTAATCACACCTGCTAAACTGACTTTAAAATTATCCCATTTTGATAACGAGTCCCCAGTTTCCCAATCAACTTGTTTCAGATGTCCAGAAGCTTGTGATTGAGCTTGACTGACTACTTGTTCGTGCATTTCAGTTGCCGCTTTTACGGTTTTATTTTTTTGACTCTTAGCTTTTTTTACAATATCATCATGTTGCTTTTTCGTAATATTTCCGTTCACATAGTATTCTTCATCAGCAGCAGCAACAACTTTTTTATATTTACTATTCGCTTCTTTTACAGCTCCGTCTTTAGCACGTTTAGATTCTTTTACGACTTTTGAAGCTTGCTCTGTACTTAATTTCCCACTACTGTCTTTCAGTTTTCCTAATATTAATTTTTGTTCTTTTGCTGACTTACTCAATGAACTAACCACAGCAGTTTCTTGTTTTTTAGATATTGTTTGAATTTGATTACTATACATTTGATTACTAGTTTTGCGTTGGTTTGCAGCATTACGTTTGATAGTTGTAATTTTTTGCTCCTCTGAGGCGGTTAATACTCTACCTTCCTTTGCAGCCTTGTCGTTAATCGCTTTTATGTCCGCTTTCTCTTTCTTTGTTATATCAGCATTTTTAGTAGCCATATCTTTGTTTAGCTTTTGAATTTGTTCATTGTTTTTCTTTACTTCATCTAATTTGTTATCTTGATTTCTTTTTTGTTCTAATTGAATTTGAATCATTTCATGCTCTGCTAATAATCCATTTTTTGACAAAGTATTTAAATTCTTATCAGAACTTTTTTTGGTTTTCTCAAAAGATTTTTCTACAAGAGCAACCATCCCATTATAATTTTTACTAATTTTAGCTGATGTTGATTTAGTGATTACATCCCCGGACATTTCCAAATACTTTAATTCAGAGATTGCATTTTGAGACATAGTTTTATAAGAATTTACATTTTTTGCTGTATCTTTACTAATACCTTTTCCGGAAATATCCGTTTTCAAAGGATTAGCAAACACATCTTTTATAGCTGCATACCCCGCTTTTGCCATTTTAATTTGATCGTTAATTTGATTAACTGGATTCAATAGAATAGGATGTTCTTTTGCTGAGAATGAAAGTGCCTCCCAAATTAAATCAAATTTAGCTTTATATTCAGGTATTTCCTTCTGTATTTTTTTACCAAACGCCTGTCCAAATTTAGTTCCAGCAATACCTCCAATTGCCGCACCTACAGCTGTTCCAATTCCTGGAGCAATTGCTGTTCCTATAGCGGCTCCTGCTGCCCCGCCAGCTAAGCTCCCACCTGCGCTACCAGCTTTATCGCCAGCGTTTTTCTTGTTAATACCAATAAGTTGTGTTGCAGATAATGCAATTCCTAGACCAGGTAATGCCTTTCCAACGCCTTTCAAACCAGCCCCAATTTTTCCGAATTTGCTATAACTCGCAATATCACCTGTCATGTCAGCTGTAGATAGTACTTTTGCACCTTTGCTTCCTTTAAAAAGTGAGCCAGCTTTACCTAAGAAACCTTTACTTTTTCCTCCAGTGACTGGTAAAGCGTTTCCAGCAAGTTGCGTAGTCGCTGCATTAGTTCCAGCAGCAACAGAGTTTTCTGCTAACGCTGCTGTTAATTTCTTTACAGGTGAGATAGCAGCCGCTGCTCCTTTTGCAATAAATCCAAATGCTAGTCCAGCAACCGGAATCGCTACCGCAACTACACCTGCTGTAGAGATAACCGTTTTAGTACTATCATTCAAGCCATTAAACCAATCAGCTGCTTTTTGAATGTACTTTCCTAGACCACGTAATACCGGAGTCAATGATGTTCCGATACTTATAGCAAAGGTTTCAATTGCACCAGAAATTTCTTCAATAGTACCTTTCAGATTATCCATTTTCATTTTAGCTACGTCATCAGCAGTTACTTTTCCCATTTCAGTGCGCATTTTCTTTATTCCATCCGCGCCTTCACGATAAGCAATATTCCCAGCACGAACTGCATCGGAGCCAAACATAGCACCTAGCGCCGCACTACGCTGTTCGGAGTTCAAATCTTTTAGACTACTTTGCAATAGACCAGATATTTCTTCTGCTGATTTTAATTCCCCGTTTGTATCGTAAAACGCGGAGTGGACTGCGCCAGTGGAAACGGTCAATTCTTCAAATTCTTTGTTCACTTTAGAAGCACTTGCCTTTGGACCTGCCAAACTTTTAGCTAAATCTTGAATTTGTCCCATTAATTTATCTGTATCATTCGAGAGTGGTTTAACACCATTTTCTTGTAATACTTTCATGGCAGTTTCATTGTCCACAATGCTTAAACCGAGAGCATCAAATTGTTGCCATGCCGCTTTGGTCGTAGGATGTAATCTTTGTAGCATTGTTTTGAGAGAGGTACCTGCATCGGAACCTTTTAAACCATTCTGTGCAAATACTGCTAACATTGTTGATGTATCGTCAAACGAGAGACCAACACCACTGGCAACAGCAGAAACTTGTTGTAAAGACAATTTCATTTCTTCTACACCTGTGGCAGAAGCATTTGCCGCACCAGCTAGAATGTTTGCCGCATCCGCCACGCTTAAATTATCATCCTTAAATGCGTTTAAAACTGTAGCCGCGATTTCTGCCGCTGAAGCTAAATCTAACTCACCTGCTGTTGCTAATGAAAGCGCACCTGAAAGCCCGCCATTGATAACATCTTTTACTGAAAGACCTGCCTTTAAAAGTTCTTCTTGTGCCTGTGCGGCTTCTAAGGCGGAGTATTTCGTATCTGCACCTTGTTGAATAGCGAGTTCTCTTAATGCATCTTTATATTGATTTACCTCGCCAGGGGACATAACAGAAAGAGTATTCGACATTTGTTGTTCAAAATCAGCCGCTTTTTTGGTAGCAAAACCTAAACCAAGCGCAACAGGTGCCATATACAAACTGCCTTTTTTTCCGAAGGCAACAAGCTTATCACCTGTCTCATTTAACTTTTTTTGATACTTGTCTAAATCTTGAGTCATTGCGCCCCACGGTGAGCTTTTAACAGCTTGCTCTCTCTTGAATTTCTTATAAGATTCTGTGGTAGTATCAATCTTTCTTTGCAAATTATTGTAATTTGCAACTTCATTATTTACTGCTTTTTGTCCAGCTGATAAAGCTTTGGGCATTTGTTGTAGTTCTTTGTTAAGTTTGTTATACGCTTTTTGATTTGAATTGACTTCTTTTTCTGCTTCTTTTAATTCTTTTTCAGTTGCATTACCAGATTTAGAGAGCTGTTCAAAACGCTTTTTTGACTCAGTTAACGTTTTATTAGACTCTTTCAACTCTCCATTTAAAGAAGCATTTCGTTTTTCTAAATCTTTAAAATCGTTTTTAGTTTGAGAAACCATTTTGCTTTGAACTGATAACTTTTTATTAAGCCCATCCAGTTCTGTTTCATAACGAGATAAGGTTTTTTCTCCTTTGCCAAATGCTGAAAGGTTCGCTTTCATTTCGCTATTCACAGAACCGATGGTCCTTTTCAACCCTTTCATTCCCTCGTCCACTCTAGTAGCATCTAGGTCTAGGTTAATTGAAAATCCTTGAAGTTTATTCATTATTTACCCCCTTTCTCGTTTGACATCTTGATATTGTGATACAAAGTCAACAAGTGAAACTTTGTTGTTTTCTGATTTGGCTTCTTCTTTTTCGATTATCAGACGACATAACTTTTTGTATTCTTGATCGTCTGTTTCTCGAATTGTCCAGCCGTACTCTTTCATGCAGTAACGCCTAATTGCATCGAGATCGGACAAAAACTCGGTAAGCGTTATTACTTTGCTTCTTCGTCTCCGTCATCTTCAGACTCATACTCTTCTGGTGAAATTTCTCGAAAGACAGACACCAAAGTATCGTTTAATTTTTTGGAAGGAATATTTTTTTTAAGAAAATCTATTGTAATATTTTCATCATCAAATAATTTCACAATAAATTTTAACTGCATTTCCAAAATTGTCGTTTTCTTTGGATCGTCAGAAGTATTGATGTATTCTCTAATTTTTTCTTGTAGTTTCCAATATTCTTCTAATTCAATTACAGATGTATCTTCTCTCTCATATAGCTCTTTCTTTTTTTCTTTTTTATTAAATATTTCTAGTTTAATCACTATTTTCTCCACCTTTTTTATGATTTTGGTCAACAAAAAAAGAGTAGGTGAAATCCTACTCTTAAAATTTTTATCCTTCTGGTACTACTGGTGTTTCAACAAAACCAGGAAAAGCCATGTTATAAATTTTATCTCGGAATTCTTCGCCCACAGCCATCGCGAAAACGTCCCCAGCATCATTATAAACAAATTCACCAGTCAGACTAGTTGCTTCTGGTTCTTTTGGTTTGTCTTCAGATGTGTTTAATTTAACACCATCTTGTCCATATTTTCCTTTTAGTAAAGCAAAGAATACCGGTTCCCCTCGCAATGTTTCACTTTCCATCACGCAAGATGCATATGGTGGAGCAGTGTTTTTCCCTACAGTTACAATACCATCTGCATTCTTTTGACGGCCTAACAACGCTTGTCCTAATTCGAAAGGTAGTTCCATAATACCAATCGTTTGCTTAACATCGCCAGAACCTTTTTTGGAAATGTAGTACGGACCATTGGATGCAAAAACTTTAATAGCTTCCGCATCAAGACCAGAAATATCCGCTTCAACCGTACCACCTTTTTTATTCTTACCATTTACTTCTACTTTTTTTGTTACTTTTTCGTCTTTTTCATCAAAAATACCGAAAGTCGCTTTTTCAAATCCGATTGTTGTAATCATTTATTTCACTCCTATTATTTTTATTGATATAGCTTGTATGGCAATCCACTGTATTTTCGTGCATCTACAAACCGCCCTGTTTCTGGGAAATATTCATCTAATCCACCAGCGAGTTGCCCAAAACCTATTCGTTTCATTTCTTTTCTAACTTCGTCTTGTATTTTTTTTACTATTAATCTGTCGTTAGATTGCACATCAATTTGTACTAAAAAATCTTCCATCCTGGATTCATTACTGGAAAAATTAGTTGGTATTGGAACATCTAAAGGTATTATTAACAAGAAGGTTTTTGTAGAATCACCTGTGCCTGGAAAATCATAATATTTAATTCTCTCTTCGCAAGTAGTGTGAATGATATCGTTTTTACTTAATGTTGTATATATGACATTCAAAATATCAATCATAGTTTATCACCTATTTTCTTCTGTACAATTGCCCTATAAGCTCTTTCAGATATTCTTAGTGACCTGGCAACACTACCTGTTCCTGCTGGTGTGATTTTTTTACCATTCCTTGTATAACCATATTCGTTGAGATGAATTATTTTGTACCTGTCTTTAGGACCTTTCCAGTCAATCTTTATACTTCTTACCCCTTTGTCATACGAAGGTTTTTCTATATTGATTTCATCAATAGATGCGCCTGTATCTTTAAATTGAACAAATTCACTTTTAAGTGTTTTTGCTACAAGAGTAGCACCTGCAATTAAAGCAGGGTCTACTAATTGTGGCAAGTTTTCTCGTCCAAATAAATTAACTAACTGTCTTTCCAACTCTTCTACTCCAGTAACTTCTACACTCATGTTTGAACCCCCAGAAGTACATTTACAAAGCGATTATTTTGCAAGTCTGGGCTAACATCAATCACATTAAATCTTTTGCCCAAATAGCGATAATCTAATATTTCTACATAATGTTTGTTACTAACTGTATACTCACCTTTAGTGTCTCGAATATTAATTGTGACAGCTTCTTTTGTTCCCGTGCCATGTAAAATTTCTAAGTCCTTCATGGATGGTTTATAAACTTCTGCAAAACATTCAAAAAGGGTAATCTTTTCTATTTCACCTGGTTCAGGACCACTTGCCGGCTGATATTCAAAAAAAACAACCGGAGTACGTAAATCCCCGCTCTGAACTTTTTGAGGTTTAAACTGAAACTTCATCAGATTCACCACTTTCAGCTACATAGAGAGAGAAACCTAAGCTAGTTATTTGTGATTGAAAGTTTTCATTGAAGAATTCTATCGAATCATTATACGCGTATCTAGTACGATCAATGACCAATTCTCTTGCCCTAACATGTTCATCCACATTAAACAGCCCGCATTTTTCTTGTAAATCAGCAATAGAAAAAGATAGCAACTCTTTTAAATTGCTATCCTCGCTATTGTGAGAAATGTGCATACGCTCTTTAAATTTTTTAAGAAGGTCATCTGATACTTCCATGTACAGCACCTACTTTTTCTTGTCTTTTTTTGGTTCATCCAATCGCTTTAAAAAAGAAGTTCCCAAATTATCAGAGACTTCATCTGCACGTTTTACAGTCAATTTAATTTCTGTTCCTTTTTCATATACTTCTTTGGTCTCTTTGTCTTTAAATTTCTTTAATACTTCAAATTTAGCCATTTACAATCACCCTTCCGGAGTTTGTTCTGCTGGTTTGATATTTAATGTCCATACAGCAGAAGCTTTATCGTCTTTCGCTTTACCGTACGCAAATTGTTTTGCAGCATATAAATTAAGGTCTTCAAATGCAAGCGTTTGGTCAAAAGTAGAAATATCCAATGGACCACCAACAAGTGCATCATAACGTTCTGCTACGTAAGAAATAGCTTTCTTTTCTGGAACGAATAATGATTCAATGATATTTAAATTGTATGGGAGCGCAGTCACATAAACACCGTTCGCATTTAAGCTTGTGTATTGTTTCTTAACATCCCATGCATCCGTTGGATTGACTAGTAAAGTAACTTTACCTGCAACGTTTAATGGATGTTTGTTTTCTTTTACAGAGTGATATTTATATACATCTGTTAACTCATTAACCGTCACTTTAGGACTAGCAAATGTCAGTGTTCCAGAAGCAACTTTTTCTGGATATACACCATCGGTTACTGATGTCCCTTTAGCTACTTTTCGATTTAAACCAATCGGTTGAGATTTACCAGTACCAACGATAAACGCACTTTCTAACGCAACTGCAAAAGCTTCTTCAATTTGCGTAACAACAAAGCGTTTTACCCAAACAGGACCAAATTTTTCAAGGTCTTTAGGCACAACAACAAATGCCGTTAGCTTGTTTTGAATAGACTCTTCTTCACTGAATGTCGCATCTAGCTGTCCTTTAATTTCACCAAAAATATTACCCCACACGGCAAGACCGCTTGTTTCGGATTTTAAGAACTTAGTACGCAAACCAGTCGTGCGCATTCCAATAGATGCAAGGAAAGGATGCTCAGTTGTTAAATCTTCAAAGATTTCATCAACGACTGTTTGTGGTAGCAATGTTTCTTCTTTATATCCAACCTCTTTATTAATATCATTGAAGAATTTAATTTCTTCATTCGTGATATTTTTGTCTGTTCGGCTAGCTGAAATATATGCGTCCGCTTCTTGACGTGCTTCTTTCTTAGCTTGTTCCATAATATCAGCTGCCATCGCGTCTACCATTTCCACATATGCTTTATTTTGAATTTCTTGCGTGTCTTCGTTTTTAACAGCGTTAACAAAAGCTGTCCGTTTTTCCTCGTAATTCGCGAGGTTGTTTTTTAATTTGATAGTCATAATTTATTTCCTCCTATTTTTGGGTATTAAAAAAGAAACCGTTTGAGTCCATTCACTTCCGACTCTTCCGATTCCTTTTCTTGTTCAGCGATATGTTGATTCAAAGTTTTCCCATCAACTATCACTTCGTTTTTAAATTTTGCAATTGTATCTTCTACAACGCTTTGAATTTGTTCCGCTGATAAAGATACTTCTAAAATTGATTGTTTACCATTAGTATCTTTCAGTCCCCTAACTTTATCTAATGTAGCTTGTGCTAACATGCCGCCTGTACTTGCTACTAATTTTGGCGTTTCGCTATTTTCTTGAAACATCACACCATCTGCTAATCCTAGCTCTACAGCCTGTTGAGAATTTAGCCATGTTTCTTCTCCCATCATATTTAACAGTTCTTCTAATGTTTTTCCCGTTTTCAGCTGATAAGCATTAGCAATGGATATATTGGCATTTTGAGCAATTTCGGAGGCTTTTTTTAACTCTCTATAATCACCTCTCCCACCATACTGAACATTGTGAATCATCATTTGACCAGTTGGAGAAATTAATACTTCATTTCCAGCCATCGCAATTACAGATGCTGCGCTTGCCGCCATTCCAACAATTTTTACAACTACATTACCATTGTATGATTTTAATGCTGTATAAATTTCACTACCAGCAAACACATCTCCACCATTGCTATTTATCCAAACTTCAACTTCACCTGACGCATTTGCCAAGGCTTCATTGATATCTTTTGCACACGTAGCTTCCATATCCAGCCAATCATAAATCCATTTGTCATCATTTCCAATAATAGGACCTTTGACTTCAATTTTCGTCATTCATTCTCACCTCCTTCATCTGCTGACTGATAGTTTTTAGTAATTAAATATTTATCTAATTCCGGATTATCTACTCGTTCAGCGCCCAATAATTCTCGAACTTCATTACGATTAAATGAACCAGAGGCAACCAACTTATCTACAGCTTCTGCATTTTCTATAATGTCTTTTTTGTGGATGATTTTAATATGTTCTCCTGCTAAAAATTTGCTAGGGGTAAATAATTTAGCGTTCAATTCGTCTTCCAATTTTTTAGTGAGAGGATCAATACAATACTCCATATAAGCTTTCATGTTATTACTTAAATCTGCCATATCCCCATGCAGTAGAGCCGAGGGAATACCAAGAATACTTGCCACATAGTCAATCATTTCTTTTCGAAGTTTCTTGATCTCATCGAAATTCTGGCTGCTATTCACACTAGACGTTCCAAATTCCTCATAATTGAAGCCTTCCAATTGAGGAACAATGGCAATTTCATTGTTATTAAATGCAGCATACAGTTTGTCGATGTAAGTCTGTAATTTTTTTTGTTTTTCATCGTCCGCAATGCCTGCCATTTTGAAGTTAACAGCCCCGCGGATTTGGAAGTTACGCATTTGTGCTCGAATCATGCGACCAAATAACTCACCGTAATCCTCAAACATGCCATCCGTAAATGCAGCTAGTCGCTCATTTCCATATTCCAGAAAAATCACATCATCCATACTAAAATTACGATTATAACGATAATCTTTCACCGTAACCCCTTCAAAAACATCCGGATAAAGCGCGAACTCTTTTCTAACATAACTATCAGCAATTAAAAAATCGTCCGTATCTGAAAGGACGATTAAGCACTCGTTATCATAGATTAATTTATAGATCACTTTTTCCCAGAAAGAACTCGAACTCATATCTGTATTTGGACGAACATTTAATTTATAATACAATCCGTCTCGTACACTGCTTTCTCCACTTTTCAATCTAAAATCAGATTTGGCGATCGTTCGTGCTATATGTTTTACACACGTATTTAAAGCCATTTTCTTCAAATAAACCTTTGTTGTTTTATCTTCTAAAAACTCTAAATCCCACATCCACTCAATTTCTTTGTTCCGTTTAAATATCTCCGAAAGAAATCCCAATATATCACCTCCTAAAACGTAATGGCATTAAGCATATTTAAAACTTCATCTACATCAAGGTCTTCTATTTCATCCGCACGCCATAGAGCATGGACAAATGCTTGAAATCCATCTGTTTTACGCCTATGCTCGTCTTTTTTCAGGTATTCTTTATTACCATCTGGTTTGATTTTCACTGCAACATTATTTGTATACCAACGCATTAACGGATTATCTCCAAACACAATGCGATGATTTGCGAATAAAGTTTCAATTCGCGGAGCTAGCAAACTATGAGCTGCACGTGGATTTCTAATAATCTCCAGTTCGAATCCTTCTGCTTCAAACAGCGGGCGCATAAGATCCATTCGGAAGTTATCCCCAATGACCTTTTGAATACCGTAATTTTCCCGCATTTCAACAAACCAATTGACCACATGACGAGGGTCGATTGTAGGTTCATCTACAATGGTCAGTAATCCCTGCTTTTCCCATTCTTTGATGGGCGGTTTAAGGTTTGCGATATCCAAATATCCTTTTCTAGCAAATGAATGTGATTTCCAAATATAATCATCGCCCACACGGAACAGCAATCCAACAGCCGCGAAGTCCTTAACGCTTGCATAGTCAAATGCACCAATACAAGCTCGGTTTTGGAGTTCTGGCATTTCTCGGTTAGTTGCGAGAATATCTTCCCACGGTGCTACTACCTTTTCCAAGTCTACTTCTGGAAGGTTCATTCGTTTAGTCATGAATGCTTCTCTGCCGCTTGGATTATTCGTTAATGCTTCATATTGTTTTCTAACTTTATTTAGTAAGCGTTTAGAACGAGGACTTAATGGCTTTTCAAAAGCAGGATTTGCTTTTTCCCACATAGCTTCATTCTTGACTTCTGCCGGATCGTCTAGCTTACAAATAAAAGGAAACATGCGATCGTTAAGATTTTCGCCGCTTAAAATTGCTTTACTGCGTTCTTCCAACTTGTCATAAAACCCCGCTCTCACAAATCCATTAGTGCCAATAAAAAATTCTCTGGGATTTGCGACTTTGCCAAGTCCTCCAGAGAATACATCAATTATTTGTCTATCTTCATATTCATGTGTTTCATCATAAATAACACAGCCTTCACGACCACCATCTTTAGTTTTTGCATTTGACGTTTGAAATTTAAAAACACTGTTGGTTCCTTTGCCAATAATCTGTGCTTTCCACGCGTCAAAGCTGCCTTCCAATTTAGGATTTCCGTCTATTGTATTAAATACTTCTTTGAAACTAACTTTCGCTTGATCTTCGGAATTCGCCACTACCGAAACATCGTAATTGTTAATCCCATGTAGCGGACTTATAAAATAATTAGATAATGTACTTATAAACCCGTTCTTACCACCACCGCGACCGAGGGTTATAAAGAACTCTTCATAAAAAAGTTCATCATCTTCTTTAAAATATAAAAAAATAAATGGTGCAATAAACTTTTCCCAGTTGTCCAAAGGAAAGTACCATTTTTCACTAAAAGCAATATAATTTTCTATTTGCGTCTCATCAAAATATATATCATCTCTACTAAGAACATGTTCTTGCAAGTGATTTATCAAGTCTACACGTTCTTTATTGAGTAGTATTTTCCCGCTTTCGTACGACTGTATATAGTTATCGACATGTTTATTTGATATCATATCAAGTCACTACCATCTTGTTTATCATTTTCGCCTTTGAATATAAAAGAACGCTCAATAGATAATAATGAAGTATTAATTCGATTTTTTTCTTGTATTGCTGGATTAGTTTTCGTGAATTTTTGCGAGCCGTTTTCAGTGACAACGACTGCTCCATCCATTTCAATGCTTTTATCTAACTCATAATATATGCGTATTAAATTAATATAGCGATTGACTTTTTCAAGCTCTTTCTGACTAGTAGTATCAATCTTAGATAACAATTCTTTTTCTAACTTCTTTATGTTATATTCCACTTCAAGCCCTCCCTCCTTCATGAGACTTTTTAATATTTCTGCGGAGAAGACCCCCACACCGTTCCCCAGAGCCAAATTAAAGTGCAAACCTTTGACCCGGGGGTGTCACCATCGTTCATCATTCACCCATTTATTTATTTTCCTTCTAAATTGAAAGCGATTATGTTTTTTGTTATGACACTTTACACATAGAGTAGTGAGATTATCTATATCAAGCGCAAGTTCTGGATGGTGTTCTAAATCCTTGATATGGTCCACATCGAGTCTTTTATGCTTGTCTGGTTCATGATAATCAGTAAACACCTTTCCTTGCCTCTTACACTCTTGACACTCATAGTTATCACGCTTTAATACTTCTTTACGTATGCTTGCCCATTCCTTTGACTTATAGAATGTATGACGTTCTGCTTGTGTTAGCATTAATCCACCCCTATATAAAAGACCAACACTAATGTGCTGGACTTCATTGTTCTATGTATCCGTAGTTATGAGACCTGAATACTTCTACGGTAACACTCGTCAGTGCTTTGTATTTCATCCAGTCGAATCCGGAATGAATTTCCGTCACTAGACACAGGACCCGCTCCACATTGTCAAGAGGTGTGTGCGGTTTAATATATACTCGGCAAGGATTTGCACCTTGCATGAACTAATTAATTTGTTTTACAGGAGTTTTAAGCTAAGACATACGCTTCTTAGCCACATTAGTTCTATCCTGTGCTTCGTCTACCTATTCCGTCACGAGTATTGAGATTGAACAAGAAGGTGTCTCTTGTTGGGACTAGTGAAGTTGGATTGGGATGCGTCTCCCATCGGGACCAACGATCAGATACAAAGCCTCTGTCCGGCAACATAGCAACCTCCTGCTATATCATCATGTGATTATAGATCTTCAGTTCCGTCTAACACTTCCTGTTCCATTACTTCGATTTCATTATCTGAAGCAACACCTTTAATTGCCGATATGTGAGACATCTTATTTGTTCTTGAGTAATAAGACGGAATGAACCCATTGTGTTTATTTCTTAGTTCTTGACGTTCTTTGTATAACGCTTTAATAGCAGGAACAAGACGTCTAATGTTTTGTTCAACAAATCTAGTAGGTATTCTAATAATCTCCCAACCGTGTTCAGATTTATTCAAAGTATTAAGGATAAACACATCTCGTTCTGAATCTTTACCAATCCTAAAACGATGATGTCCTCCATCAATCTCTAAAACAATCTTCATGTCCGGTAAAATAAAATCTACTCGTTTGCGTCCTATTTTTTGTTGTGTTCTTACTTTAATCTGATTTCTTAACAATTCGATACAAGCCATTACTTCATGAGCAGAATCAAACTTGCTACTGTCATTTCTATAAAATTGGACTACAGTGTCATATGGATCAAGATATTCTTCCATTTTCATACTACACTGTTCTTGCTTTTCTATAAGATGTATTGCTCTTTCAAGCGTTGCTTCAACTTTGTGCGCAATATATTCTTTTTTCTTTTCTTCTATTTTTTGTCGATACTTATGTTGGCATTCAACGCATAAGTTTCTACCTCCAGACAAATCTCTGAAATGGACCGAAGCTTCTTGCGAAATATATTGCCCGCATTCCCAACACCTAACTAAATTCATATAGTCCCCTCGACTTTCATTTTTAATAGGCCCTGCCTATATTACTATAATAAACTTATTTTATTGTCCAAAACGGGCGTTAAACGGGCAATATATTTTAATATCCTAATCTTTCAGCTATTGAAAGGATGATTGTTTTGTTTCTTCTTCTAGCTGTACTCTCGTCCATATTCAACTTGCTGGCAATCCATACCCAAGTTGGTTTGCTTCTGTCCCAGTATCTAAACTGAATCAATTGTTTATCCTCGTCATTCAATCTATTAAGCACAGACTCAATTGCATTTATAATATTCTTTAATCTACTTATCTCTTTATCCATTTGCAGTAACATCACACGATCTTCCACTTCATTACTAATATTCCCTGCACTGCCACCACCTTGGTTCTCGTCAATGTATTCTCTATGCCAAGCGCCCAATGTAACATTAACTTCCTTTTCCATCAATTCTTTTTTAGTAGAATGATAAAATCTTAATTCATCTTCAATAAGTTTATATTGTGCTTTACGTAATCGTTTTGACATTCAATCACTCTCCTAATAAAATTCTATCTCACACGTTATGCCTAGTGTTTGTTCATATCCTCAACCATGACAAGAGAAATGATTAATAGTAAAATAAATTCTGCTTCTGCAAGACTAAGAAAGCCGAAAGCGCGCAATAACACGGTAATGAAAATCATAGAAAAATAAAATGAACTTAATGTTTTAAACATTCAATCACTCTCCTCTCATTCAACTTAGCCAGTCTTCTGCGACTATTTGACTTACATACTTTTTAACTGTTATATAAGAACTCACAAGTAAAGCCCCTACGACTACCGTTTCTATAGACCAAATAGTCAATGTACTAATTTTAATAAATAACGTAAATGAATTACTCCAAATCAGATGTGCCCAAACACCCATAATTGGTATCACTATACTAAAAAGCCACAATAGTAAATACACCAGCATTGCCTCGATTATATTCTTTGCCTTTCTTCTTAATCTATCTTTTTCAAACCGATTCATTTACAATCACTCTCCATCCATTCAATCAAATCATTCAAATAGAATTGCGCTTTCTTTAAATCCTCAATGCCATTCTTGTGCTCGTATCTTGAAACATATTTAAGTATGTTTCCTACAGCATATGACGGATAATCCTTTACTTTTGCTTTAATGTAGTCAAGTGTTTCAATACCGCCTGCTGTGTAATGTGATGGGTTGTTTACGTTGTCAGTATTTTGTTTTTTCATAGATACTCCATTGGATGCAAATGCTTTCATGGCATTTGCGGTGTTATCAAACCACTTTGAAACTTCGTCTTGTTTCACTTTGTATTTTTCGATTGGTGTGTTGGGGTGTAAATATTTAGCATAAGAAAGACTCCCCCAACTTACTCCTTCTTCCTCTATATGCACAACAGTATTTTGCTTATTCCGTTCCCAAAGCTGCGAGTTATATGACGTAATAGCCTCTCCGAAAAACCAGCTATACCCTTCATTTTTCAATTCTTCCAATAAAGCATCAAAATCTTCTTGTGTTTCTGTGTGATATATTTTCATTCGTTTTTCCTCCTTGTTTAATGGAATTGTCGCATCAAGACTCATAGCTTCAATGTACATCCTTGATTAAATTTCCATCTGTTTATAAATTTTTGAATATGACTGAACATTGTTATCTCTCCACGATTTTCAAAATCACTCGGTTACAAAAAAAACGGCGAAAAAGTTTTTATTTTCGTATACAGTTCTTAAATATAAATTAAATATAATACTTTTTATTAAGAAAAAAATGTAACTTGTAACTTTTACGTGTCTTGCTACTGGTACTATGCGATTTTGGGAGGTTACATTTTTTGCTTCGGGTTACATTTTTCTGTAACCAATTGTCAGAATATTACTCGTATTCCGCACAATTAACACTTCTGATAAACCCTTGCAGTCTTCCCATTTATTTTGACTGCCTTGGTCTCTAAATTCATCACATCTTTAATCGTCGCTCTTCATTTTTTACCCCTCCTCTACTTTTTTATAAATATCAAAAGGTTCTATTTCTTTTTCCAGCGCATTATGCTTCACATAGATAACGGCATACTCTTTTAACGCCTCAATAATATCAAAATCTATTTCGTCCTTTAGTTGTTCTAAAAGCCAATCTGGAAAATCAACATTCATATACTCCCTAACATCGCATTTACTGTTTGTAATATCTCTTAGCTTCATTTTACCCCTCCTCCACAATTCGCACGGCTTCTGCAGCACTTCTTGCTACTCCACAGATAGCTGGCGTTATTTCCATCGCTTGTTGAAAGTTTTTCTGTTCTTGTCGTAACTTCCCTATCTCATTTTTCACTTCAATAAAGAACATTTTTCCATCCGTCCCGCGAAAACCGAATAAATCTGGAAAACCTTTCGGTAATCCTGTATCAAATATTCGTCCGTTTGGTAATTTCACTTTGCCAACATTGGCACGGAAAACGTAATGCCCATGGCGGGAAAGTTCTAAACGTATAGAATTCTGTATATCCATTTCTGCTGTCATGGAATTGCTCCTTCCTCAAAAATACGAACATATGTTATGTGTTGATTAAAAATCGCTAAATTATTAGCTAAAACAGTGCAGGTCAGTGCAAGTTTAGTGCAAGTTGGTTCAAACCTGCACTGTCCCAAATCCATTGCTATCACTTACTTTATTAATACTTTTTTTATTAATAGTGCAAGTTAGTAGTAAAATAAGAAAAGTTTCCTAGGAAAAATTTTTATAGAGAAGTTTATGGATTTTGGCGCAAACCTGCACTGTCAACTAACTAAAACCGTCAAACTCGTTCTGCTGCAATACATTCCACACAGTGCAAGTTTAGATGAACCTGCACTGCTAATAACTTGTTGAAAAGAATGGTTTGTTCATAGGATTGTATTCTTTATTCAAAGTTATGCATTTATATGCAGTTTGTCCGTTACTCCTCTTCTTCTCAAACTTCAAACCCATTTCCTTACCAAATTTCGTGCTGCTCATTAAATACTGTCCATTGTCTATCGCCCACTCTCTATATGTTTCGTAGAGAGTTTTAGCATTGATCTGTTTGTTCTCGCCTGTTTCGCAACAGTCTTCAATAAATGCAGTGATAACGTCCATTTCTGACTTGTATTCGGAGCTTGCTTTTTCTACTGCTTTCGGCATTCCTAAACCTTCTCGCTGCCATTTAAGAAATCCTTCAACTGCCCAATTCAATATGCCAGTGAGTTCACTTCGAAGTTTATACTTTAACTGCTTGTCTACCTTTTCATCGGGTATCTTCACGGTAAACGGTACTAAGTGTAATCTTCGCCATATTCCATCGTCTCTCCCTCGGATAATTGGTTTATGGTTGGTTGCCATCCAGATTTTGAATTCGGGTGTAAACTCGAATTCGTCCTTATACAAGTGTCGTGCAGTGACCTTGTCGCCACCTGTGAGCTGTTTAACTAGTCCTTCATCTAAACGTACACCCTCATTTGGTTCGGTGGTTGTAACGAACCTGGCGCCATGTAAACGGGCAATATCACTGTTTGCATTACTAGACTGCTGTTTGACCATGATTGTCTGTGGCTGGATGTTGGTCGCATAGGAACCAAAAATATCGTTGATAATATCAAGAAAAACCGATTTCCCATTTCGCCCATTGCCGAAAAGGATAAACATGACTTGCTCTGACGTGGATCCTGATAATGAATAACCGACTGCTTTTTGAATATAATCGATTAACTCTTTATCACCAGCAAAAATATCCTTTAAAAACGCTTGCCAAAGTGGCGCATCAATTTTATCTGTATATTCGATGTTGCTAATTTTTGTAAACATTTTTTGCCTGTCATGATTGATAAGTTCTCCATTTTGCAAATTGATATATCCGTTTTGTGTGTTCAAAAAATATTTGTAGCGATCGAATTCATCAGGCAAAACTGGCATTAAATGTTGTGCTTCTTTTAACATATTCGTTTTACCTTTGTTGCTTCTTGTTGCTTTTAAATGTTTCATAAATGCTTTTTCTGCATCTGATTCATTTTCCATGTAAGCAAACTCACTCTTCATATCTTTGATCACATCATCAACAAGTGTTTTTACAGCGCCTATGTTGTCATATTTCCAAACTTTCGAATCGTAGAAATAGAATCCTTTGTTAATGTATGAAAAACGAACAATGTCATGAAATTTATCACGGAAACGTTCTGCATTTCCAGTATCATCTAAACCATATACTTTTCGAGCAGTTCGATTCTGATTTTTCACAGTGATCGAGTAACCTTCTAAATCACTTCCTGGTTGATAAACCTCTGACGTATTGGCAATCGCTTTATTAATAACCATTTCTCCATATAATTGCGCTCCACGTTTTTGGTCCCATTTTGTTCGATACAAACCACTTGAACGGAAAATTTCGTCCATTTTTTCTGCATTACATCCTGTCCAAAATGCCAGCATATTTGCAAAAGCTAAGTCTGCTTCGGATTGTGAGGGATATAATCCATCCCATAATCCGTCGTAAAGTGTTTTAAATTGTGCGCCTTGTTTACTTCGTTCAGCACGTTGAATAATATCACTTACAGGCAAATCAACTGTAGATTGTAAATTATTTATTTGTCTTACTTCATTAGTCCCAATGTATTTCGTATGCAAATATTGTATTGCAGACGTCGCTTCATTGACTTGTCTGTAGTTATCAATTACTTGACCTGTCATAACGAAAAATCGACCGTCCGGGTACATTTCGATGTTTCCTTTACGCCGACCACCTTCCGGAAAACTGCCTTTTGCAATAATATGAATTCCTGTCCCACTCACACTGTATTCTGTGTAACTAGACAATGTTTGAATAAATTCACCAGCAATATTTTCTGTATTACCATAAAGGTAATCTTCAATTTCATCCTTTATATCATCAATATCCACACCGAAATATGGTTTCTTAAAGTAAAAACCTAACCCATCAAATTGATATTTTTCGAGGGAATCAAGGGCAGTTTCGAAGTCTGCCCAAGTCCGCTCATCAACACTATTTCCGTAGGATCCATCGTTTGCATTCATTGGAATCTTTTTATTTTTGCCACGCTCTTCATCCCAAACAAGTTGAAAAGCGCACCATTGTTTTAATTTTTTTAATTCGTCCGGAATTTGTTCATACACGTTTGTGCGCTCCTCTCATTGCTTAGAACGGTAGATTGCTCTCGTTTACTTCTGGCATAGGTTCAGCATCTTTCTTTTTAAATACATGTTGTAATGGTCCAGTAATTTTACTTTCAGCCCACGCTTTCACATTTAAATTTTTATAAATTTGACCATTATACTCAGACTCTTCATTTTTCACAGTAACTTGGCATGTCTTAGTTAACAGGTCTTTTAATAATTCATCCAATGTATTATAATCTTTGCCGTTAGGTAATTGGATTGCTTTAGCGATTGTATTTAATGCTGTTTGACTATATTCATTTGTTGCTTTTGCTTTCCATACTCGGTGAAAAATATGCGCATTCTGGAATTTTTGATTTACATCATTACGGATAATTAAATCAATATTAATGAACTCCGCTCCGTTTTTTGTCGCATCTTCATTTGCGTTGTATAAAACCACCTCATACGTACCATTTTCTACTCCATTTGTGAAAACATCCTTATGATCTACTTTAAACATAATTAAATTCCTTCTTTCGATTTTTTTATTTGATAAATCCTCTTACTTTTCCTTGGTGGTATGCCCACCCTCGCTTATAGTTATGCTGCTTCGCATACTCATATAGTTCTTTCATATTTTTACAATCGTTCGGACTACTGTAGTCCACTTGAAATATTGGTTCAGTAATTTCTTGAAGTTCTGCTGCGTCGTCGATTTGGATCGGTTTTGCTTCCACTTTAAACTCATGCCCGCAATGCTCACATTGCTTATTGCTGGATAAGACTGTCATAAAGCAATCGGGACATATTTTCACTGGTGCTTCTGCTTTCTTGCTATTACTTCCTTTTTTCGGTTCTAACGTCCATGTGCGTTCCATATCCGGTAGTCCGAACCGACTTACATTGCCTACATGATCAATGATGATGGACGTTTTTTCTGGACGGTAACGCATGCCACGCATAGATTGCTGAATGTAGAGAGACAAAGACTGTGTCGGGCGTAACATAATCACAGTAGAACAGTCTGGAACATCGAATCCTTCACCAATTAAATCTAAGTTGCAAAGCACTTTAATCTCGCCATTTCGAAACTGTTGGATAATGTGATCGCGTTCCGCCTTTGGTGTTTTGCCATCAATATGTGCTGCAGTGATACCAACTTGTTCAAAACTAGCTGCCATTTTTTGGCTTTGATAGAGAGAAGAAGCGTAAAGAATAGCTTGCTGTCCGTCGGCTAATTTTTGATAATGCTTGATGACATCTCCCCATACTTTTCGTTGATTGAACTGATCGTCTAATTGTGTGATGTCATACTCCCCGGTTCGTTTGATGTCTAAGTTACTTGTTTGAATAACTTCCGGTGCAAAATACTTATAAGGTGATAAGAAGCTATTTTCAATCAACCATTTGGCATTGACTTTCTCAATCAACGTATCGTTGATATCGCCTAATCCCCCGCCATTAATTCGGACAGGTGTTGCCGTAAATCCGATAACTCGTGCCTCATGAAAGTATTCAATGATTTTTTTGTAGCTGTTCGCTAAGATGTGATGGCTTTCATCAATGACTATTAATTCTGGTTGAGGTGTGTGATCTAACCGTCTAACAATGGTCTGAACCATTCCTAAAGTGACGTGTTTCATATCAACCCCACTCACTTCGAGTGTATTTTGAATCTGATCAATCAATTCTTTCCTGTGTACCAGGAATAAAACATGATTTTTATTTTCTGTGGTTCGCCTAATAATCTCTGCTAAAATAACCGATTTGCCTGAACCTAACCACAGGGCGAAACAACTAACGGACGTTTACACCCTCTAATAAAAGCCTCCCTTACTTCGTTGATTGTATCGATTTGATAATCTCTAAGCTTCAGCATCAACATCACCGATTTTGAATAGGTCTTCTTGCAAAGCAAACTCTCTGTTATCTAACTGATTTTTTGCAAAATTACCATTATTTTCTGTGAGTAAGAAGCCTCTCTGACCTGTCTCAGGATTTCTTATTAATCTTGCAACTACAGGAACAATACCCATAATATGATTAACTACCTTTTCTCTAATATCTGGTAAAAATTGGTTATAAAGCTGTCCGCTTTCCATCTGTATTTGTCGTGTGTTTTCCCAAGCGGTATATACTATATTTGTGTTTGGTAAATTATTAAACACGGATATCAAATCTATTAAATGTGTGTCAAATATTCCATAGTGTTGCAGTTCTGGTTGACCTGACTTTGTATTTCTCCCATTAAACATTAGCCATAATTTTTGATAATGGCTTAAATTATCAATTACTACATTGTCATATTCCTCTGCATGTGCCTTCGCATATCCATAAAAATCAGCCATATCTTGTACGGGATTTCGAGGGTCTAATGTCGCAATCGTGATATTAGGTAATCCGCTTAATACTTTTGATGTACCATCACAATCCAACATTAAAGTTTTCCCTTTTAAATACTTAACTGTCGTTGTCTTTCCAGCGCCCGGTTTTGCATAAATCATAATATTGAAATACTCCGACCTTTTCATTTTTTCTGATTGAATAAATTCCAATGAAATTCCTCCTTACTTATTATTTTATTTGTAGTCTTTCCGTTTGAACCAAAACGGCTCCTGGTACATCAATGCCTTTTTTCAAATCATCTTTTAACTTAGCCTTATCCAGCTTCTTAGGTTGTTCAACTAAATAATTAATTAACTTCCTCTCATCTTCTACAAGTACACTGTGAGGGTTTTTCCGAATATCTAATGTAAATAGATTCGTTTTTATTTTTTGCTTATTAGCAACTAGCATAGCATCATGTAGTGATTGTTTCAGTCGCTTCACATTATTGTTAATCGTGTTTTTTCGTTCTGATAAACGTTTAATTTCTACATCTAAAACAAGTGATTGTCCTTCTAGCTCTTTGATAATAAACGAAACATTTTCTGCTTTTGTTTCTAATTCATCGTCTATGCTTTCAAGGGTATCTTTTAATGTCTCTGGATCTAATTGCTCAGCTAAATTTAATAACTGTTGATACTTTTCTTGAATGGAATAAAGTGTTGTCATATTTTAGTCCTCCTTTTTTAAAAATGCAGTAGCAGTTATTTTTCCGTTTGTTGCCGAAAACCATTTCACATCCATTGACTGTTCAAATTTAGGTTTTTCAACTTTTGACACAAAATTAGTAGCATCTGAAACATTAGCAAAATACAAGCGGAATTCAACATCATAAGCTTCTTTGTAAAGTTCACTTATTAGCTGACTCTCTTCTTTCACTTTCTTCACTTGTCTACACGGAATATTAAAAGATGAAAAACCGTCAGTATCTTGCACAGTTAGCAACCCATCATTGTTAATGAGAACATAAAACTGTTCTCCATCAACACATAAATCAGTCACTCCTGTTCTATCCTGCACTTCTACTTTATCGCCTGCTTGAATACTCATTTTATCGCCTCCAATTCATTTTTATAGTCCCACATGTCTTGTGATAATTTATCCAGTCCAACCGCGAAACGTTCGAGATCTTTAGGCGTTTTGATGATTGATTTACTTAGCTCTTTGCTTTTTCTGTGAAGTAAACTGTTAGCTTCGTTGATGATGATTTGTTTTGTCATTGTTATTCAACCTCCTCTGCAACAATACTAAAATCTGTTTCATCATTTATACGCTCAATCATTTCGTCAATTGACTTTGAACATTTAATAATTTGTTTCACTTTATATTTGTGTTTATTCACACGATTTACAGAACATATGTTACCTAGCCTTTTTAAAATAGATGTTTTTAAATCTTCAGATGACACATCATATTTTGTGAAATCAATTAGCTTACGTTTTACGCTATTTTCATAAGCGGAAATGGTGATGTGATAATTTGTCATGATACCAGCTCAGATGTGATGTAAGCTATCTCGGATATATCAATGACATATATTCGTCGAGAACTTTCATCAAAAAAATTGTATTCAACCCTTACTATAGTGCCTGTTTGTTTATTTCTAAAAACTTCTAAACTGTCTGTTTTAATTGTTGTTTGTACTGTCGTCCCATTTATGCCATTCCGCATCCAACTTCTTCACTAGTTCACTGCTCATGCGCTGCACCTGCTTTCTCTTCTTCTGCCAGTAATTTTAACGCTCCAATAATTCTGGGATCGTTTGTCCACGATAAATTAGCTTTAAAATAGACTACGCCTTCAACTCCAAGTTTCTTTCTCTTTGCCTGCTTTTTCCGTTGTCGTTTGTTCATCCCTTCGCACCTCTCTTCAATCCCCACTCTGCAAATTCGGCTAGGAGTTCACAGTCAATTTCTCCAGACAAAACTTTGCGGTAAGCCGCATAAACATCATCAGGTAATCTACGCGTCTTATAGTCGTCAAAAAAGTATTTTAGAGAGCAGATTCCTGGGTAATGAAATTCTTTCAAATACTCTAGCACAATCGCTTTCGCTTTTTGTTCGTTCATTCTGGCACCTCTTTATCAAAGTATTTTTCATAAACTTCTTTGCCTGCCTTCGTAGAATTTATATCAATATCGTCGTCCCATTCGAATTCGTTCGATTTGTCTATGTCTTCAAAGTGTGTAATGCCATACGATCGCTCAAACATGTATTCTAGGTGGTCTTTAAAATCTGATTCATCACGAATTGTCGACTCCTCATCAACATAATAAATAGTTGCTTTAAACATTCTCATTCCGACACCTCCAAAAGTTCAATCTTTTCCATCGTACAGGGAAAGTCCTAATTGCTCCGCGTCAATACTAGGTAAATCATATATTGATTGAAGCAATTTAATTTTGCTTTCTCTGCAAAGACCATATCCATATTTTTGATATTTATAGCTGCGATTGAAAGTTGATATAGGGAAAGGAATAGCGTTATCAAGGACTAAACTTTTCGTTTGAAGATGCTCAAAATAGTCTTCATGGTACATAACTTCAAACTGCGCTAGATAATCATCTTCATCAGCTTTTCCATAGTCAGTATAATATGCAAATTTTGTAATCGTAAAATCAAAATCATCTATTATTTGTTCTGGAGTTCCAAAGACACTTTTAATTAGTTCGATTCTAATCTTGTCTTTTATAGAGTATATTGCCCATACGTTTTTGTTATTATATGACTTGCTCCAATTGTCGGGTTCCTTTTTTATTAAATCCAAAAAATGTTCTTTAGCTTCAATAAAATCTTCCTGTTTTATAAAAAATATATCAATATCTTTTACCGGCTCGTTGTTAAAGATGTTTTTGAAACACCCTCCGGCCGCAAAACCTTTATGACCAACCAAAAACTTGTCTAAAAAGAACAATTGTCTAAAATTATAAATATCAGTAGTCTTCATCTACTCCGCCTCCACTTCTTGCCTTAATTTCATAACGAACTCACAAAATTCATCGAGCAATTTTCTTGTGATCATTTCATCTTCGTTAAAATACCAGTTGATTATGTCTGCGATTTGATATTCGTAAAAGCCAGACACCGTGTATATCAATCTGCTTGAGAGCAAGTGAGTTATATTATCAGCTGTGATACCATCGTTCGCATTCAATGCACAAATTGCTAATTCAATAACTTTCCCAAACGGGACTTTGCTCGTATTATTTCCATTCGCTTTTAACAAACCTTTATATAACATCGTTTCTACTTCTGTATCTTCAGTCTTAAACTCATCAATATTTTCTGAATCAACGGTTTTGAATAGACTAATTAAAGGTAAATGAGCTTGTATCATTCGCCGTTCATCATAAAAGGAACCGATAAAACGCAGCCCCGAAAGCACTCTTGCGATGTATATTTCATCGTCTACTTGAAATGTTATCATTCCGCCACCTCCGTCAAAATAAAATCAATCACTCTGTAATATCTATGTCTAAGCTTTTCATTATCTTTATGCGCTAGTTTAATAAAGACTTTAAGCTCATCTAATGTGCCTTGAAAATAACTTGTCGTCCATGTGTCTAATTCTTTGATATACGCTATTTGATTGTTTTTACAGCGCTACCTACTTTTATTGTCATGCTTCACCATCCGCTGTAAATAATTCACGCACATATGCACTCATCAAATCAGCAATATCCATATCAGCTTTTGCTTCACTGTATGCCTTAGTTATAAGTTGTTTAATTGTTTCACGTAATAAGTCTTTTTCTTCTTCAACTATTCTTTGTGTTAAATTGTATGCTTTGCTGTTTTCATGGGGGGCAAACTTGTCATGATAGAAAACAGTAAAAGCGCTTAAGTTTTCGATAAGTTCACGCACTTTATTTTCAACACTAAATTCCAGTCCTCTTTCTTCGATAATTTCATCCGTCACTTTTGTTACTGCAGAATAGCACGCATTCGTGTAAATAATTTCAAGGTGCTTGTCTTGCATGTTACGCACTTTAGATGTCACTGCTTCTAAAATCGTGTTTTTAATATCATCTTCACTGACATAATCCATTATGTTTATTTCCATATTTACGCCTCCACTTCCTCAACAAGCACCGCAAACTGCCAATATCGTTCGTCCATTTCTTTTATTTCAGCTTCTGTAAATTGTGTTTTAAAAATGTCATTTTGCACACTATTATTTAAAGACTTACACCCGTCACTTCGTACATTTAGATAACACTTATTACCATTATTAGCATCAACAAATTTCACATAATAAAGCGGTTCTTTCTCGACTTTATCGCCTTCTTTAAATTTCATGCTTGTTCCTCCTTAACTTTTTTAGAGTTAATATAATGCGAATAGGTCGCATCTGCTTCTTTTCGCCAACCATTCATCTCGTTTTTTGATTCCCTTCTATAATTGATTCTGTGATTTCTTATATAGTTTTTAACTAAGCAATAAGACAAATTCATTTCTGCTGAAATCTCTTTGATTGTGTACCCTTGATTTCCAAGATGACGAATCATTTTGTCATCTTCTTTAGACATGTGTTTGTTTGTCAGTCCTAACAGTACCTTTCTTGCTGCTACAGAGGCTTTTGTTCTTCTTAATCGTTCAGCTAATTGGTCATTCGACATAATAATATAATTATTTTTTAGTATCTCATCTTCTTTTTTGGTCCACGGACGCCTAATAAAAGAAACTGAAGAATCTCTTTTTCTTAACTTCACTAGTCTGTTTATAACTGCATCTTTTGTACGTCCTAAAAATTCGGCAGCTTTGCTAATATTGTCGTCGTTTTCATAAACAAAATACTCTAAATAAATATCCTCATCTTCTGTCCAATCATAATTTTTACTTATCCCAAGTCGCGTCGCTTTGTTTTTTATTGAATGATATGAGCGATTTAAAAAATTAGCTATTATTTCAGTGTCTACGTATTCGTAATTATTCTGTAAAACTCTGATTTCCTCATCTGTCCAATTTTTTCGCATCTAATCACCTCGCTACGCAATCTGCATCAAGACAGATAACATTTTTTGATCATCTTTCTTTTGTAATTCGTCTAACACATGCGCATAGGTTTCTTGTGTGACACCTACGTCAGCATGTCCTAATCGTGCTGAAATCGTATGAATCGAAACACCTTCTGCCAGCAATACGCTTGCATGCGTATGCCGTAATGCGTGAAAGCTAATCTGTGTAATTCCTGTTTCTTTGCATTTAGCAGCTAAAAAATTGTTGATGGTTGAATTGAATTGACGTTTGTAAGTGCCGTCTCCAAATTTTTCAACGAAAATGGGTTCGTCTTCTGGAAAATCTTTTATAAGCGGTTTGAACTGTCCGACAATCTGCCAGTCTATTTTGATGGTCCTTACTGACGACAATGTTTTTGTTTTAGCAAATCCCTTGTTATATTTGTAATCCCATGTCTTGTTGATAGATATAGTCTGTGCTGTCCAGTCAAAATCAGCAGGAGTAATGGCTAAAGCTTCGGCATAGCGCATCCCGGTCTTAGCTACGAGCATTACGAACCATCCGAAGCCAATTTGGCTCGTATCGAGTGATTGTAATAACTTCGATAACTCATCTTTCTGTAAGAATTTCCGCTTTTTCGCTCTTGTCGGTTCTGCTCCTTTTATAACAACTCTATAAGTCGGGTCTTTATCTATTAATCCATCGTGAAACAAATCTTTAATGCACGCTTTTACATGATGATGAAAGTCTTTTACGGTCTGTTTCTCATGTGTTTCAGCATAAACATTAATAATTCGTTGATATTCTCGTCTGTCAAAATCTGAGATAAAAAGTTTTGGGCATAAATCTCGAAGTTGTTTTGCTGCATTATAGTATTTAGCTAGTGTTATTTTTGCAATTGCTCCCACTTTATACACTTCGACCCACTCTTCAAAGTAGTCACAAAATAGTATTTCTTTTTGCTTCTTAGCCATGTTCTCCCTCCTAAAAAAGTTTCAATTGTGATGCTTTTTCGTCCTCTATTTCTAACTCATTTAAATATCTATCAGCTACTGAAAGAGGGCTTTCTATATGTTCGATAACTGGTTCTAGCCATTTATGAATATTAAATTCCTTCTCTACGGTTTCACTGTGGGGCATGATGTTGAAAGAACTAAATTTTAATAAATCGTCTTTATCGTTTTGAATGAAATACACTTGTTTCGCTTCTCTTGTTAGCGCATCACCGTGAATAACTGTTGCGTTCACTCCTCTAATTAATAAATTGAAAAGAAGGAAAGGTAACGCACGATCTGATAATTCTTCACATTGATACAAATACATAGATGGTAGATAATCAAACGGCGAATATTTTAGGCAATCTTCATACCATTTGCAAATCGTTAAACTACCCGTACCAGCGGCAACATCTAGTCTTGTTCCTCCCTGACTGTCTGTTAATCCTCTTACTAATTGCGATGCAACACTACTTATTTCAGTTGGTGTAAAATCTTGTGCATATTTCTTTTTATTCGCATGCTCTTCTTCAAAATAAACATGAAACCAGTCTTTTTCTAAATGCGTATCATGTTGTAAAAACTGCTTAAATATCTCTTCTCGTTTTTCTCTATCAAACAAAATTTTCATTAGCGCATCAGATGCTTGATATGATTCTTTTATTCCGATTAAACTATTAATTGTTTCCGTTGTTAGTGTCATTCTCTGTCCTCCTTCATGAAAACCAACCAGTGCGTTTTAGATCGCTTATTTCCGAAAAGTGGTTCAAAATCAATTATCTTTAAAATCTCGCTTAGCTTTATTTGGTCTTCGTTCCATTTGAAAATTAATATGCCATTTGGTTTCAAAACTCGCATACATTCTTCAAAACCCTGACTTATATCATCTCTCCAAGTTAGCAAATCCAACTTCCCATACTTCTTGGCCAACCATGATTTATCGCCAACTTTCACTAAATGCGGTGGATCCAAAACTACTAAGTGAAATGTATTGGTATCGAATGGCATACTCCTAAAGTCTGCTACAACATCAGGCTTTACAACTAATTTCCTACCGTCGCATAATTCCGTTTCTAATTCTCGATTATCCATAAAAGTGACGTTTTTATTTGTGCGATCGAACCAGAACATCCGACTACCGCAACAAGCGTCTAATATTTTCACGTCTGCACCTCGTCCCTCTCCGCTAACTTCGCTTTACCTTTTTTAAATTTCATTGTTTTCCTCCTCCAAATCCTCTTCAAAATCCGCTTCCGTCAAAATATAATTAATCGCGCGATAGTATCTACGTTTTAAAAAGTCATTGCTAGCGTGAGTCTGCTCAATAGAATCTTTCAATTCTTCTAAAGTTCCTTGAAAACATCCAGTCGTCCAGATTTCCAGCTCTTTGATATACGTGATTTGATTGTTTTTTCTCGTAGTATTAATTTGTACAGCTATTACAGTTAGACTGACAACATCCCGCCAATTAATCCAATTTAAATCTGCATAACTTAAATTTGCATAACTTAAATCTGCACCACTTAAATCTGCATAACTTAAATTTGCACCTCTTAAATCTGCACCATTTAAATCTGCACCATTTAAATCTGCATAACTTAAATCTGCACGTCTTAAATCTGCACGTTCTCCATGTCCATCACGTAACCATTTCTCATGCTTTTCTATAACGACATCTAGTTCTGCTTGATTCATTCAGCTTCCTCCTAATCCATTTTAATAACTCTTAGCCCTTTCTCTGTCGTCCTCTTTTGATAAGTCGGCACATGAACCGCAAAATGGTTCTAAGTAACTTTTATGCATAGGCATATTTTTAATTATTAAATCTGCCATGCTCCATTGGTCCGTATACTTTAAAGCCAATAATCAAACTCGACCCTTATTCGTCAGTTAGAGGTTACTTGTATTTCAAATTCTATGATAAAGGGCAAGTTCGTGTAGGCGAAAATAAACTTCAAGTAATCACATCACGTAAAACTTTTAACTTCGATATAGTGGTACATGAAGCTCTCTACCGCCATTAAGTTTACCTACAAGATAGATTTGGTCAGGGTGAGCGCCGGCGTTAACATAAAAAAGTTTGTCCATATAATCAATTAAATGTTCTTCATAATCGAACTCGTCGGCAATTATGCTATTTGTTTTTATTAAAAGCTTTTTTATTGATTTTATTTCTTCCATAAGTTCCATATGATTCTGCTTTTTTTGCATTGACTTAAACACCTCCTATTTTTTTCTTAAAATTTACTAACAAATTGTTTAGAACAATCAGTATTACTGATTATTCGAGAAATAATAGAAAAGTCATAACAGTACATATTAAAAGAGAATAAATCAAATAGGTAAGTGACAACTGCCTGTTAATAATATAAAAATATATATTTCCAAAGATTGCTGCTAATATTATTAATAAAAGCATGACTTTATTTATCATTTTGTAGGTCTCCATTTCACTTAAATTATTTCCTTCAATGTCGAAACCCATCGTCCCAACAATCGTCTACTATTAGCGGATTTTCTACGTTCATTGTCTATCACTCCTTGAAATCAACATCAATAACAGTATCAATGCAACAATTACTATTAACTCAGCCATTTGCAACCAACCCACTTACACAAACAACAAATGTAACTAATACGATTAAAGCTAAACAAATCAATGCATATCTATCTGTTCTTTCAATATATTCATTTCCGTCCTCATCAATACTTATGAGCCCGAAAAATCGTAATATTTTCATTTTAAAACCTCATTTCAGAAATAATGTGAACCATCCGAGTAAAATGTAAATTACTGATATAAACATGCCGATTTGTAAGCAAAACAGATAAATTAATAATGTGTTTTCATGTTTTTTGATTGATTTTTTCATTCTCTTATCTCCACATCTGTGATATAATTAATTTAAATATTATTTCGTAACTCACAGTTTTAGTAAGCTCTAACTTACTATTTATATCTGTGGGTTTTTCTTTTACCAATGCCGCTCAATCGAATTCGCGAATCTATGCTTGTACTTAGGTCTTTTCTTATATTTAATTTGATGATCTAAATGCCTTGATTGAAGTTCAACTAGCAAATATTTTCCAACCGATTTTGGAACGTAATTTGGGTCGTATTTTCGTATTTCAGCAAGTAGTATTTCGACTTCATCAATCATTTTCAGACCTCCTTATATACAAATTTTTTAATCAGCCAATCATTTGCTTTTACTGCATCGAATGCCCACGCTTCACGTTGATTCTTTGTAGCCCAGTTACTAAATTCTGCAAGCTCTGGAAAGTCTTTAATGTTATCTAACCACCATCCATAACTTCGTGGACTAGCTTGCGCAAAATCTTCTAACGTCCATACACCGTACAGGAAATTCACATGCCTGTTTTTATTTTTCACAGGACGACCCATTTTCTTATTCTCCTTTCTATTTTAATCAACATCTATTTCTAAAATTTCCGCAATTTCTTTTCTAACTTTCAACGCATCTCTTTTACCATTGATAATATCTGATAAATAAGGATTGCTAATACCTAACATTTTTGCTAAATCAGATTGTTTCATATTTATTGCTTTTAGTTTTGCGTATACTGCAACAGCAAAACGCTGATGTTCTACTGACATGTTTTTGCTCCTTTCTTGTTTTGGTTTTCACGTGATATAATTATTTTTGATTGAAGGTGATTGCAGATGACTTTTTATGATTTTTTAATAACTTATTACCTTAGCGAAAATAGTCCTTTAGGCGATCTAGCTCATGATGTTCAACTAGATGGTAATTTCCCAACAGAAAGCAAAAGCGAAGATGAAATCAGGGATTATTTTTCTAATATTGGTACTCCTGGCTTCCAAGAGGCTTTAGATGAGGCGTTAAATTATTTTAGAAGACTATGACAATTCTTTTAACTTTGCTTAGGTCAATTTCCGGTGCTCCATACTTAGCTTTAATTTCATAATTTTTGTAAAGACCGACTTCAATTTGTTGAATGTTGGTTTTTTTTCTTTTTAAATATCTTTTGTTCACCTCCCCATCACTCCTTTCTATCTTATTAGCTAATTATTTAGCAGATTGTTGACAAAAAGAACTCTATAGAGTACTATATAAACATAGCTAAACAAGCCTTATCAAAAGCCATTAATCGTTGGGGAACGAATTTTATATGGGGTTATTTGTTATCTTGTTTAGCTAAATAATTAGCTTATGAACATAGTATAGTACTCTTTAGAATAATAGTCAAGCGTTTTTTATTCTTTTTCGTACTTTCATATGTTTCTTTGGAGGGAATATTGACATGACTACGTTTGAAAGGGTAAAAGTGTTAGCAGAAAAACAAAAAATATCTCTCAAAGAACTGGCATTAAAATTGAACATGGGAGAAAATGCTATTTACTCATGGAAAGTAAAAACACCTGGCGCTGACAAATTAAAAGCAGTAGCAGACTACTTCAACGTCTCTACCGATTATCTTTTAGGGCGTACTGACAATCCGCAAATTGACTCCGACATCCCGCCGGAAGCAGCAACTTTGGCGGCGCACATTGATCCCGCTGCCACAGAAGAAGATATGAAAAAAATTCTTGAATATATTGATTTCATTCAACAAAAATATAAATAAGAAATGAGATGAATGTATGTATGTGGTTAGATAAATACAGAGAGCAATTTCCTGAACTAACTATTATTGAAGACAGAAATATGCAGGAATTTCATAAAGGATTATATTATAATAGTAGAATATTCGTAAATCCTCGACAAAGTGATATTGAAATGCGTTGCACTTTAGCGGAGGAAATTGGACATCATAAATTGAGTGTTGGTAATATTGTTAATCAAAATACAGTTAATGATAGAAAACAAGAAAAACTTGCGAGAAATTGGGGTTATGAATCACTTATCCCTTTGCGTAAAATTATTGATGCTTATTATGAAGGATTCACTGATTACTACGAAGTTGCGGATTTTTTAGAAGTTACAGAAGAATTTTTAAAACATTCTATAGAATATTATAAAAGTAAATATGGTAACACTGTTGAGTGTAACGGATATGTTATCATTTTTAGAAGTAGTATACAGATTATTGCTTGTTAGGTATTTACACAAATGTGTTTATATAAAAATTTAATAAAGGGAGAATTGGGATGAAAAAATTATTATTGTTAGCAGGTTTATTAATTGTTTTTAGTTTTGGCCTAACAGCATGTGGAAATTCATCTGATAGTGCAAAGGAAGAAAGCAAAGAAGAAAGTACCTCTACCACAAATGAGTCTGAAGATTTGACTGAAGATGAAACAACAATGGAGGAAGAAACTGATAGTGGTATTATTGATAGTGAAGACTATGCAACATCTTGGAGTGAAGATTGGAAAGGTTTGCAAACAAAAATAAGTTCAGTATCTGTTTTTAAAGTAGATCCTGCTAAACTTGAAGAAGATGGTGAGGAAGGCGAAGGGCTAGTTATTGTTAATTATGAAATTAACAATACTAGTAAGATTGATTTCAATACTTATCCTGAACAAGGAGTATTAGTTACAAATGGCGAACAAATAGAAGCTTCAATGTTTGAAAGTGACGATGTTGGTGGAGAAATAATGCAAGGTGTAAGTAAAGATGGTGCAGTAGTATATGTTTTACCAACACTAAATGATGTATCTGATATAAAAGATATACGACTAACTTGGTCTGCTAGTTATGAAACAGATAATTACGAAGAAGATTCATTTAAAGATTATGATGCAAGAATAACACTTAAATAACAAAAAACGCCCTCCCCGCAAGAGACAAGCGTTTTAAATACACACATAGAGTATGCAAATATATTTTAACATAGTTTGCTGTACCCTTCAAAAGAACATACGTTCCAAATCAAAGAGGTGGTGCTATTAATGAAAATTAAAAAGTTAAAAAATGGAAAATACGCCGTTCGTTTGCGCATCAAAGTCGACGGTGAATGGAAAGAAAAGCGTTTGACAGATACAAGTGAAACAAACTTAATGTATAAAGCGTCTAAATTATTAAAACAAGCTGAACATGATAGTAGTTCTTTAAAAGAGTGGAAATTCAAAGAGTTTTACGAATTATTCATGAAAACTTTTAAAGATGGAAAAAGCAGTCAATCTACAATTAATTTATATGATCTTGCTTATAATCAGTTCGTTGATTATTTCGATGAAAAAATTAAACTTAATTCGATTGATGCTGTGCAGTATCAACAATTTATTAATCATTTATCTGTAGACTATGCAATATCCACTGTAGACACCCGGCACCGCAAAATTAGAGCGATTTTTAATAAAGCTGTCCATTTAGGCTACATGAAGAAAAACCCAGCCATAGGCGCTCATATAAGCGGACAGGACGTAGCGAAAACAAAAGCGCAATTCATGGAAACGGACAAGGTTCATTTATTATTAGAAGAACTTGCAAAATTCCATTCTGTATCACGAGCAGTTATCTTTCTAGCTGTCCAGACAGGCATGAGATTCGAAGAAATTATTGCATTAACAAAGAAAGACATCAATTTTACTAAACAATCTATATCAGTGAATAAAGCTTGGGATTATAAATACACTAATACGTTCACCGATACTAAAACGAAAAAGTCACGTGTGATCTATATTGATAACTCCACAGTTCAATATTTACAGTCTTATCTCGCGTGGCATTCTGCTTATATAAAAGAATATGGTATAAAAAATCCACAAATGTTATTATTCATCACCTATCACAATAAACCAGTGGATAACGCATCATGTAATAAAGCGTTGAAAAAGATATGCAGTACAATTAATTCTGAACCAGTGACATTGCATAAGTTACGACACACTCACACAGGACTATGCGTTGAGGCAGGCATGGATATCATTTATGTAGCTGATAGACTTGGTCATGATGATATTAATACAACATTAAAATATTATAGCCACCTAAGTTCTAATTTACGTCAACATAATCAGTCTAAAGTAGATGCTTTTTTCACACTAAAAACGGATGAAAATACCACAAATTTTGCCACAAATGCCACAAAAATAACGGAATAA